AACCTCGTCCGCCTGCGGGTCAATTCCGGCGTCTGGATCGAGAAGCTCCTCGACCTGATCGCCAAGTGGAAGCCGATGGCGGTCGGCGTCGAGAAGGGCCAGATCAACGCCTCGGTCGGACCCTTCCTCAAGGCGCGGATGCGGGCCCGCAAGGTCCACGCCGCGCTGGAGGAGTTCCCGAGCCGCGCCGACAAGGCGGTGCGCGCCCAGTCGATCCAAGGCCGCATGTCGCTCGACGGCCTCTACCTGCCGGCGAACGAGCTGTGGGTTGGGGATCTGAAGCACGAGCTGTTCTCGTTTCCGGCCGGCAAGCACGACGATCAGGTCGACGCGCTGTCGATCATCGGCCAGCTGCTCGACATGGTCGTCTACGGCACGCCGCCGCCCGAGATAACCGCTCCGAAGAAGCCGTCGGACTACAGCCAGTTCAAGGTTCCCGAGAGCCCGTTTTTCACGGGAGCGTTCCACTGACGGCGCGCGGTGCTATCCTGCCGGCGAATCATCCCACCGAAGGAGGGCATCCCATGCAGCCGTTTCTCGCAGTAATCCGGCCGATTGGCGGAGGGCTCCGTCCCGATAATTCGCTGCCGGGTGGACAGGGTGGCCGACCGGACAACAGCCTGCCGGGCTCACAGCCGGGCATCGACAACTCCCTGCCGCCGTTCCCGTCGTTCCCGATCTACATCCCGATCACGCCGCCGCCGGTCGAGGGCCAGCCGCCCGAGGCGACGCACCCGATCTACATCCCGGTCTACATCGACAACAGCCTGCCGGGCGACCAGCCGGGGATCGACAACAGCCTGCCGGGCTCGCAGCCGCGTCCCGACAACACCCTGCCGGGCGAACAGCCCGAGGCGACGCACCCGATCTACATCCCGGTGATCCCGGGTCGGCCGACGCATCCGATCGAGATCCCGCCGGAAGCAACCACGCCCGCCGAGATCATCCTTGCGCTGACGGAAGCAATCGGTGACCTGATCGGCAATCTGCCGACGGATCCGAACCCGAAGCCGACGCCTGTCCGCAGATAGGCCGGTAGGACGCGACCACGATGAGCAGCGGCGGCTGGGGCGGCACTCAGAGCCCGATCGGCGGCACCTCCTACGGTGTCCGCCGGCCGCCGCCGATGCCCGGCCTCGATGAGGACGCCGCTGCTCCCTCCCCTGTGGACGACGAACAGGATCCCGAGTTCGATCTCGCGGCGTTGCGCAAGCAGTATCTCGATTTCGAGAGCACCAAATCGGAAGAGATCGCCGAGCAGATTCTGAGCCGGCACTACTACCACGCTGACCAGTGGTCAGCGACCGACATCGGAAAATTCAAACTCCGCAATCAGCCGGTGCTGACCACCAACCGCATCGCCCGCAAGATCGACGGCGTCGCCGGCATCTGCGAACGCCTCAGGATGGATCCGAAGGCTTACCCGAGGACGCCCAACCACGATGCCGGAGCGAGCCTCGCCACCGCCTCGATCCGCTATGTGCTCGACGCCGAGGAGTGGAACACCAAGTCGGCCGAGGATGTCCGTCAGGCGGCGATCAATGCCATCGGCGGCATGGAGCTGTTCATCAAGGCCGGTCAGGGCGGCAAGCCGGGCGACTACGACATCGGCTTCGACCTCGTCGAGAGCGAGACGTTTTTCTACGACCCGAGAAGTGTGCGGCTCGACTTCAGCGATGCCCGCTTCATGGGTGTCGCCAAGTGGCTCGACAGCGACGTCGCCGCCGAGATGTTCCCCGAGCACGCCGACACCATCCGCGACATGATGACCTCGGGCCCGGGCGGCCTGAACTGGCAGCAGCACGACCGCGAGAAGATGTGGGTCAACACCGATCTGAAACGGGTTTTTCTGATCGAGCACTGGTATCTTCGCGCCGGCTGCTGGTACTACTGCTTTTATGTCGACATGACCGAGCTGAAGCGCGGCAAGTCGATGTTCTACGGCGGCGACGGCAACACCATCTGCCGCTACGTCATGTGGTCGGCCAACGTCGACCACGACGGCGATCGCTACGGCTTCGTGCGCAATCTGAAATCGATGCAGGACGAGATCAACGCTCGGCGCAGCAAAGCTCTCCACATTCTGAACACCCGCCGTATCGTGATGACGGAAGGAGCCGTTCAGGACATCGAGGTGGTGCGCAAGGAGGCGGCGCGTCCCGACGGCATCGTCGTGATCAATCCCGGCGAGGCGCACAAGTTCGACTTCGACGATGCTCGCACCTTGGCGGACATGCAGGGCCAGCTGGAGTTCCTCGGTGAAGCGAAGCAGGAAATCGAGAATTTTGGACCGAATCCGGCAATCTCGGGCGAGGGCATCGAAAATCGCTCGGGCCGAGCGATCGCGCTCACGCAAGCTGCGGGCATGGCCGAGCTGGGTCCGTTTATGACCTCGTGGCGCGGCTGGAAGATTCGCTTCTACCGCGCCATCTGGGCCAACGCCCAGCGCTACTGGACCGGCGAGCGCTGGATCAGGATCACCGACGATGACGACATGATCCAGTTCATCAGCCTCAACAAGCTGACGGTCGACGAGTGGGGCACGCCGTCGATCGAGAACGCCATCGGCACGATCGATGTCGACATCATCATCGAAGAGGGCCCTGACACGCTGACGATGCAGCAGGACACCTACGACACGATGATCGCGCTCGCCCAGAAGGGGGCCGAAGTGCCGCCGGAGGTCATCCTCGAACTGGCCCCGATCGACAGCCAGACCAAGAAAAAACTGTTTCAGCGGATCGAGCAGGCCCAGCAGGCGCAGGCGCAGGCGGATCCTGCGCAGCAGCAGATGGCCGCCGCGCAGATCGGCAAGACCAAGGCCGACGCCTTCAAGAGCTTCGCTGCCGGTGCGAAGGATCTCGCCGGCATCGCGCTCGAACAGAACGCGCAGGCGCAGGACGCCGACAAGGCGGTGCTCGATTCGATGCACCGCGACGACGATCGCGCCGGATCGGCGCGCGAGGCCGAGGCCAACCGCACCAGCAAGGCGCAGGAGGGCAATGCCAACCGGGTCGACAAGGTCGCCGAGGGGCGTGCCGGCCGTCAGGCCAAGGCCACCGAGGCGGACGCGGCGCGGTCGGCCAGCCGCGAGGCGCAGATCCGCGACCGTCAGGCTTCGCTGATCGAGAAGGCCCTCCCCGGGGCCGAGCAGGGCGCTGGTGGTGGCCTCGATGTTGAAGCGCTGATGGCGGCGGCCGGCGGCCTTGGTGGCGCTGGTCCTGCCTCAGGGAGCGCGCCCGGTGGAGCGCCCAGCCCACCACGGCCCTCGACTCCATCGGGCGTGCCTTCCCGCTTCGACCAGCTGCAGTAATCGGCCGTTCCGGTCCCGTTCCGCGGAATTGATCTGGGTCAATTTGACAAAACGCCGAATCGCGGCGCAGCTTCCGCACACTTCGCTGCGTCGAGCGCATCGACGGCGGGTCGCACTCAGCCCCGCGCTCCAACAAACGAGTGTCTTCGCCGCACCCGGCGTCAAGGGGTGTCTTCGTGATCGCGCGACGTGACAGCGCAGCCTAAGACGGTCAGGAAAACGTGCCAGACCCGACGGATCAGGACATCTTCAACGAGGTCACCGCCGACCAAGGCGGTGGAGCTGCATCAGAGCCGTCGCCGCCTCCTGTGGACGACGCCGCTGCGGCAGCACAGCACCGGGACGCCCTCGGGCGTTTCACCAAGCCGTCAGGCCAGCCAGCCGAGATGCTGGAAGGCAGGACGGCAGAAGAGGCAGCATCGGCCGCGTCGGGAATGTCCGACGCGCAGCTCGATCAGGAGATCGGACGTCAGGCTGGCGGTGGAAACCAGCAGCAGCGCCCGCCCCTAAGCGAGCTGATCGATGAGCGCTTTCGTCGGCAGAAGGCCGAGGACGAGCGTGATCGTGCGGTGCAGATGCTGCAGGAGCGGGACCGTCGCGAGTATGCCGCCAGACAGGCGGCAGAGCAGCGGCGGACGATGCCCGATCTCATCACCGACCCTGACGGGTTCGCCGAGTACATTCGGCAGGACACCGAAAGCCGGGGATCAGAGATCGAAAGAGCGGTGCAGAGAAGGTTGGTCGACATGACCTTCGAAGACGCCGCCGAGCAGTTCGGCGACGAGTTCGAAACCGCCTTCGCGACACTGCGTGCGGAAGTGCGAGAAGGCGACAGCCGTACTCGTGACCGCATCGTCAACGCGCCCAACCCGGGCAAGGCGTTGATGCGCTGGCATCGCCAGAATGCCGCCATGCACGAGGTCGGCGGCGATCTGGGAGCGTACCGCGAGCGGGTGCTGGAAGAGGCGATGGAGAATCCTGAATTTCGTCAGCGCTTCGAAGCCAGACTACGCGGCGAAGCGACAAGGAATGGCAACGGTTCGGGCCGTCCGACTGTCACCGGGCTCCCGAGCTTGAATCGCGCGACTGGCAGCGGCAGTGCCGCACGAGAATCCAATCGCTGGGAATCGGATCGGGAACTCTTCAACAACACGGTCCGACGTCGTTAGATTTCGATCGCGCGTCGGGCCCAGTTTGAGGCTCGACCGAAATGGCCCCGACTACCGTCCAGATCAACAACCAGTTGATCCAGTTCCGTCGCGAGATCGCGCGGGAGTACATTCGAGAAAATCGTTTTAGCCCGTATATGGGCGACGACATCAACTCGATCATTCGCAACATCTACGATCCGAAGAAGGGCGGCGATCAGGTCAACATCCCGCTCGTCACCCGGCTCAAGGCTCAGGCTTATTCGACCGGCACGCTGACCGGCAACGAAGAGGCCATCGACAACATGGGCCTGCGCATGTGGATCGACTGGGCGCGCAACGCCGTCAAGTCATCCAAGGCGGACACCCAGAAGGACGACTCGAACATTTTCGGTGAGGCGAAATCGCTGCTCACCGACTGGGGCAAAGAGCTTCAGATGTACGAGATCCTCGAAGCGATGATGGCGCTGCCCGACAACGCTCAGCCGGTGTCGCTCGGCACGACCTACGGCAACCGCGTCAATGGTCTCCGCTACGGTCTCGCCTCGACCACAGCGGCCAACAAGAACACTTGGCGGACCAACAACCTCGACCGCATCCTCTACGGCAACGTCATCGCCAACTCGGCGACCGACCACGCCACCTCGCTCGCCACCATCGACAACACCGCTGACAAACTGTCGGCCAGCTCGTTGATGTTGATGAAGCGGATGGCGAAGAAGGCCGACCCGAGGATTCGTCCTTACAAGATCTCGGATGGAAGGGAGTTCTTCGTCGGTTTCACCGGCTCGCTGGCCTTTCGTGACCTTGCTATCTCGCTCGAAGCGGTCAATCGCGACGCCCGCCCGCGTGAGACGATGGGCCCGAATGGCGCACCGAATAACCCCCTCTTTCAAGACGGTGATCTGCTTTACAACGGTGTCATTGTTCGCGAGGTCGAACTCATCTCGACGATGGCAGCTGCCTCCGCGCAGGGTGCCGTTGGATCGCCCTATGGCTGGGGGCTGATCGCTGCCGGTGGCGGCGGTATCCCGGTCGAGCCGTTCTTCTTCTGCGGTCAACAGGCGCTGGCGTGGCCGTGGGGGCAGATGCCCGCACCGACCAAGCTCGACCAGACGGACTACGGCTTCAACGAGGGCGTCGGCATCGAGATGGCCTACGGCATCGGCAAGATGGCGAAGGCTCCGCAGGCGACCCCGACTCTGCTCAAGCAGTGGGGCATGCTCACCGGCTTCTTCGCGGCGGTTGGTGACCCGTAATCGTCTGCTAGGATCGGTGCGCGGGGTGTCGGAACACTGACCCCGCGCATCCGGTTCCCCGGGTGGCGCGCGATCGTCCTAGTTCCTCCGTCGTGCGTCGCCGGGTGACCTCAGTCAACGGAGGAGATGACGATGAAGGCGAAGGTCACGTTCAAGGGGTCCGACGATCCGCAGCTCTATGTCGTCAAGTGGGGCGAGGGCGAGGACGGGTTCGACTTCGTGAAGGACATCCCGACCGAGATCGATACGTCGAAGCTCAAAGACGCCAAGAAGCAGCTCGCTCACCGCATCATTATGAAAGGGCAGAACATGCCGCAGTTCGACGTCGAGATCATCGAAGGCGATGACGTCGACCGTAAGGGTCTGCCCGCAGATTACGTCCCGGTGCGCGCCGCGACCGACACCGATGATGACGAGTGATCTCAGTCGCTGAAGGAGAGCACTACCATGATTGCCAGCATCACGTTCAAGGGGGTCGCCAACAATCCGGCGGTGATCAGTGTCAAGTGGGCCGAGGGCCACAACGAGTTCGAGTTCGTCAAGGGCAAGGCTGTCGTGATCGACACCAGCCAGCTGGGCGGTGCCAAGCAGTTGCTCGGCTATCGCGTCATCGCCAAGGCGCAGACATTGCCGGTGTTCGACGTCGAGGTCACCGATCGCGAGGACATCGAGCGCGGCACCCAAGGTCTGCAGCCGCTCGGCGATTACTTTGTCAGCGACGGGCGGGCGAACTTCGAAGCCGACCCGATTGATCCAGAGTCGCCCGAGGGCAAGGCGAAGGCCGCTGCCGATGCCAAGGCGAAGGCGAAGGCTGATGCCGACGCAAAGGCTGCTGCCGCGCATCCGGCGAATCCGAGCCGCAAGTAGGAGCCGCGTCGATGGCGAATACCTCGATCAGAACCCGAGCCGATCTCGTACAGCGCGCGCTGGAGATCTTGCAGGCGGTCGAGACCGGGCAAGGCCCCGCCGCCGAGGATCAGGAGCTGGCCGATCGCGCGGTCGAGCCATGCCTCGCCTCGCTGTCGGCGCGCGGCATCTTCACGGTCAATGACCCTGATGACATTCCGCTCGTCGCCTTCGAGCACATCGCGGTGATGCTCGCTGATTTTCTCAAGTTCGACTTCAACGTCGAGGGGGTCGAAGCGATGCGCGCGGTCTACGACCTGCAGGTGATCAACGCCGCGTCGCCGACGCGGGCTCCGCTGGCGGTGGATTACTTCTGACATGGCCGCGATCTCTTTCCCGTCCTCGACCAGTCCCGGCGTTCGCCGCATGGAAGGCGCTGGCCGGCTGGTCAATGCCTTCGTCGAGCAGCTCGGTGAGGGCGCGGCAGCTCCGTTCGTCACGCGGCGCTCGCCCGGCCTGAAGAGGTTCTCCAGCTCGGCCGGCGGCGTGCTGCCCTATCGCGGCGCGTTCTTCGTGCCGCAGGATGCGCTGCTCTACGTCGCGTGGCTGGGCGAGCTGTACAAGGTCACGGCCGGCGGTGCGCCAACCTCCATCGGCATCGTCGCCGGCTCGGCCCCGGTGACCTTCGCGCGCAACAACAAGACCCCTGTGGCCGACAAGGTGGTCGTGACCGGCGACGGTCAGGTCTACACTTTCACCACGACAACGGTGACCGCGCTGGTCGATCCCGACCTGCCAGCGCCTAACTCGGTGTGCTTCCTCGATGGCTACTTCTTCTTCACGACTCCTGACGGGCGTTGCTTTGCCAGCGACATCAACGGCACCGGCATCAACGCCCTCAACTACACCCGCGCCGAAGCCTATGCCGACGGGCTCCTTCGTGGCGTCGTCCGCGATCGAGACCTGCTCCTGTGGGGGCCACAGAGCTGCGAGGTCTGGAGCAACACCGCCAACCCGACCGGCTTCCCGTTTTCACGAACGACGGTGATTGGGCGCGGCCTGCTCAATGCTTGGTCGATCACCGGCTGGGAGCCCGGCTTCATCGACGGTCTGGTGTTCGTCGGTGACGACTGCCTCGTCTACGCGCTCAGCGGCTACCAGCCGAAGAAGATCTCGCCGCCCGACCTCGACCACATCCTCCACCAGCTGACCACCGCCGAGAAGCTTGAGGTGAAGTGCTTTGCCTGTCAGGTCGCCGGGCACTCGCTGGTCGTCATCCACGGGCCGACCACCGGTCGCTTCTGCTGGGTCTACGACATCTCGACCGATCAATGGCATGAGCGGATCTCGTTCAAAGGGCAGATCGAGACGCGCGACTGGCGGCTGCGCGGCAACATGGTCGCGGCCTTCGGCGGCCAGTGGGTCGGCGGCGACAGCTACATCAGCGAGCTGTGGTCGATCGATGCCCGCGAGCAGCGGGAGGGCGAAGACCCGCTGGTCTATCGCATCGACAGCGCGCCGATGATCGAGTTCCCGGCGAAGATCGTCGTGCCCAAGGCGCAGTTCCTGTTTGCCGGCGGTCAGGGTGACGTCGAGGGCTCGGACCCGACCGAGACCAACCCCCGGGTGGAGATCAGCTGGAGCGACGACGGCGGCAATACCTTCTCGCGGCCGATCCTGCGCGAGCTGGGCCGCGAGGGTCACTACGACCATGCGGTGACGATCAACCGCCTCGGCCGCACCGGCCGGCGCGGGCGTGTCTGGCGCATTCAGTGCAGCGACCCGCGCTACATCGGATTCCTCTCCGGCGACATGGAGGCGGCCATTGGCTGAGAAGGACAGCTATTTCGACAGCCTCGACCCGGCGAACAATGTCGTGCATCGGCTGTTCGACCAGCTGAAGACGCGGGGCTACGATGACGCCGAAGCTTCGGAGATTGCTCTCGCTAAGGCCACCGAGCACGGGAACTTTGATCGCGGTTCGATGGACCTCACCGCCCAAGGTCGCGAGCGTTCGCGCATGGGTGCGGCTGGCCGCGCTATTGATCGAGCTGCGACGTCGTCAGGGCATGCGGAGAGTGCCTATCGCTACAACCCGAAGACCAACCGCGCGACACTGAAATCCCCGAAGACCGGTTTCAACCGGAAAGGGGGCTCCCGTGGCCGGATCTATTAGCTTCTCCGACGAGATTTTCTCCGACGCCGGCATCGACCCGGTGCTGCAGCGCCAGCTCGAGATCAAGGCCGAGCGCGATCGCCTGCGCGAGCAGTACATGACCTCGCGCGGTCTCGCATCGAGCGGCAAGGGGAAGCGCCCGCCCGGTCTCTATCCGCGCGACCCCTCGATCATCGAGGGCATGGGCAACCTCGCGATGCGGATGGGGCTCGATCCGCGCACGACGCAGAAGCTCGAAGAGGGCGCGGAGTTCACGCCGCTCGGCACGCTCAGCCAGACCTTCGCCGCTGACAACCCGATGGACTTCGCCATGGCAGCGATGCCGGCGGCGAAGAAGGCGAAGGCGGTGGTGCCGAAGCCGAAGGGCAAGGTGACCTCGTTGCCGGTTCCCGGTCGTGGTCCCGACCCGGCGATCGACAAGATCCTCTCACCCGAGGACCGCATCGCGCTCACCACCGACTATCCCGACCCCGGGCCGCCGGTCATCAAGACTGATCCGAAGAAGGGCACGACCTACGAAGGCAAGGGCATCACCGATCTGGGCAAGCGCGCGACCAAGGCGCGAGCGCTGATCCAGAAGGACATCGATGCCGGCAATTACACGCCCTACTACAATCTGCTCGAACGCGACTACGCCGACCCATCGAGCTACGGCCTGCCCGACGTCTCGCCGACCCGGCTGAACGTCCCGAAGAAAGCGGAGACCTACGCGAAACATCAGGCGATCGTGCAAGACCCAGAGGTCTCTGCGCGCCTCCTCGCCGCCGAGGCCAAGGGTGCGGCGATGCCGAACGCTGGCAAGTGGTACGGCATGAAGCAGTGGCAGGACGACTACATCAAAGATTACGGTCGCGAGGAGGGCCTCAGGCGTTTCGACGAGGACTTCGCCACACCGATGGCGGCGACCACGGGCGGGTCATCGCCGCGCCAGAACCTCGTCAACACCGGCTATGTGAACCTGCAGCGCGAGCGCGGCCTCCCTGTGGAGGAGGAATCCAAGCGGATGCCGACCTTCGTCGGTGGCGGCAAGATCGGCGGTGCTTCGAACATGCAGGCGGCAAACAAGTATTCGGTGCGCGGCGAGCCGATCGATCCGAAGGGCAATCCCAAGCGCTTCGATTTTCGCGCAAGGTTCTTGGGCAAGACCAAGACCTACAACGTCATCGATGATCAGGTGATGCAGGGATTCAAGCCGGGCGGTCCCGGCTCGCCGGAGTGGTACGGCATGAACACCATGGAGATCGATCGGCTGAGCGACATCGCTAATCGCATGCCCGAGGAGGCTCAGGAGAACATCTGGTACGGCCTGAAGTCGGAAAAGGATCCGAGCATCACTAGTCAGCAGCCGATGATGCAGGACGTCAACGAGGCGATCGAGCGGACCTCGCGGATCACCGGCTACACACCGGATCAGGTCGCCAAACTGATACGGGCTCGCAAGATCCCGATCTACTCGGTCGCCGGCCTCGGCGTGCTCGCCGAGCTGCTCGCCAAGAACGTCAATGGAGGCCAAGGCAATGGCACCGATTTTTAGCTACTACGACCGCATGATGACCGGGCCCGGGAGCGCGACGCGCGGGACCGGGCCCAACCCGGTGGATATGTCCGGTGGCTTTGGCGGCGGTCGTGGCGGCGGCGGCCGGCGGCCCATCGGGCGCAAGGTCTGGGGCGGTGCCGAGGATCTGGATCCGAACAAGAACTGGAACCCGCTCGGCACGACAGCGCCCGAGAACTACGTCATCCCGACCACCGGCACCTCGCTCGACGCGATGTTCCAAGGCGATGCGCCGCTCGATCCGATAAGGCTCGCCAAGATGCGCGACGACGGCAGCATCAAGGGCTTCGGCGGTGGTGGTGGTGGTGGTGGTGGCGGCGGTGGTGGTCGCGGCAATGGCGACCGCTATTGGGGCGAAAGCTACCGGGGAGGAATCGCCCCGGGCACCGATCTGAGTCAGTTGCGTCCCGGTCAGCGCAACATGATCATCGCAGCTCGCAGCGGCAACGGGAACGCGCTGGGCGGATTGATGCCGAGCGGCAGCGGCGGTCGTGGCGGCGGCAGCGGCGGCGGCAGCTGGTATCCGACGGCCCGCCACCCGTGGAACTCCGGTAGCTACAGCGCTGGCCTCGGCATGGGCGGTCGCGGCGGCGGTGGTGGTGGCGGTGGTGGCGGTCGCGGCAACGGTCGCAACATCGGCTTCGGCTTCAGATAGGAGATCGCGATATGTCCACACTCGGCATCGTGCTGCTCGTCATCCTCATCGTGATCCTGATCGGTGGTTTCACCGGGCATGTCGGCGGCTACGGCTACGGCTTCGGCAATGGCGGCATCGGCGTCATCGGTGTCATCCTGATCATCCTGATCGTGCTGCTGCTGACCGGCCGATTCCCGCTGTAGGTGCTCTGATGGCTGGCTACGCTGACGCACTTGGTCTTCGCCCACAGTCGGGCGTCTCGCTGCTTTCCTCGCCTGAGGCGCTGGCGGCAGAGGAGGCGGCGGCGGCGCGCGCCGGGGGCGCTGGTGGCCGTCAGCAGAACTACCAGAGCGCAATCGCTGGCGGTCTCGCCAGCCTCGCGCCTGACCCCCAGCCGGCAGCGGGAGCGGCTGTCGGCGGGGCGTCTGGTGGCGCTGGCGGTTATCCCGGCGGTGAGACCTACGGCGATGGCTACAGCGGCGCGCCGAGCGGCGGACCGCTGTCGGAGGGCGCGCAAGCTGCGCTGATGGCCGGCGCGCAGGAGCTGGGCATGGACCCGCGCGACCTCGCGACCATCATCTCCTACGAGACCGGCGGCAAGTTTGATCCGAACATCTTGGGCGGGATGAACGCTGACGGATCCGGCAAGGGAACGTTCATGGGTCTGATCCAGTTCGATCAGGCCAACCAGCAGCGCTACGGCCTCAAGCGGGGGATGACCTTCGAGCAGCAGATGCCGGCGGTCGTCCAGTATTTCAAGGATCGCGGCTACCGCCCCGGCATGGACCTCGCGCACGCCTACGCGATCGTCAACCACGGCTCGCTGCTGCCTGACGGCAGCATCCGCAATATCAGCGACGTCAACGGCAACATCTCCGAGCACGTCGCGCGCATGATGAAGAGCCACGGCGGCCGGGCTCGCGGAGCTGTGCCGATGGCCTTCGGTGGCGGCGGCATGCACGACAGGTCGTTCGGCGGCACCGACTATCCACAGGGCCCCGGTGGCGAAGGCGCGCCAGCCGGCAGCAACCTCGCCGAGGCGATGCCCGAGCTGGCCGGTGCAGAGGGCGTCGACCCGCGCCTGATCGAGACCGCGAACCTCGCTGCAGAGTACGCGCGCCGGCAGGGCGTCGGCCTCTCGGTCGGCGAAGGTGGCGGGGCGCGCTCACAGGCCGATCAGGACTACCTCTATGCACAGGGTCGCACCCGTCCCGGCAGCATCATCACCAAGACCCGGAAAAGCCGCCACATCCAGCCCGAGGGCAGCTACAGCCGCGCCCTCGACCTGATCCCGACGGTCAACGGCCAGCCGGCGTTCAACGCCAATTACGCGAACCCGGCCGACTACGACGTGATCACCGCCGCGATGAAGCGGGCGCGGCAGGAACTCGGCTCGCGGGTCAAGTCGGGGCCGAGCTGGGATCGTCCGCACTGGGAGCTGTATTGATGGTCGACACCCCCGCCCAGCGCCGCGCAGCGGCCGGCCTCTTCGCCGGGGTGGGAAGCGGTGCCTATGACACCCGCACGCCCGGCGTCGGCTTTGCCTTGCCGATCCCGGCTCCGACGGTGCAGCCGATCGACCCTTCCACACATCTGTGGACTCCGGTCTGGTATCAGTGGCTGCTGTCGCTCTCGCGCGCCATCGGCACCTCGGCGCTCGCCGTCACCCTGCGCTATGGCCGCGACGCCTCGGCGACGATGGCCGACCCCGGCCTCGGCGAGCTGCGCTGGAACAACGCAACGCAGGCGCTGGCGACCAAGCTGGCGCTCTCGACCACCGACGGCGAGACACCACCCGTCCGCCGTCGTCTGCGCCGCCTGTGGATGAGGGTGTTGATCGGCGACCACATCATCATCCAGTCGAACAGCAATGACGATTTTCAGGATTGGCGCATCGATGCGGTGACCGATCACACGACATGGGTCGAGCTTGACGTGGTGCCGATCACGAGCAGTGGTGGCAACATCACCGGCTCGCTCGACGTGATTCTGACGAGAGGATGAGGCGATGGCACTCGGCGATCTGTTCAGTGACAGCAACGAAGAAGCCGGCGCGGGCTACATCGACAAGTATTATCGCTTGGGCGAGCGCAAGGCAGATCGTTATCTGAAGAGGGGCTACCGGCAAGCGCAGCGTGGCTTCAGGCCGTACTCGAAAGCCGGTCGTCGCGCCAACCGGTTCTATGCCGATGCTCTCGGCCTCGGCGGTCAGGAGGGCATCGACAAATCCCGCGAGCGCTTCGAGGAGTCTCCCGGCTACGATTTTATGATGGAGGCGGGGCTCGACGCGCTCGACCGGCGCGCGGCGTCGCGCGGCATGCTCGACAGCGGCAACACCAGCGCCGACACCATCAAGTTCGCCGAGGGCACGGCTGACCAAGAGTGGGGCGACTACCTCGACCGGCTTGATGCCGAGGCGGCCCGGGGGATGCAGGCGCAGGGTGCGCGCGCCGGCATCCGCACCGGTCTCGCTGATCGTCTCTCGACGAACGCGATGGACACCTATCGCGGCATCGGCGACGCCTATCGCGACTACGAGTACAGCAAGGACGCGAGCGGCGCGAACATCCTTGGCGCGGTGACCGGCGGCATCAGCGCGCTGACCGGGATGATGGGCGGCGGTGGTGGTGGCGGTCTCGCCAGCATGTTCGGCGGCGGGTCGAGCGGCGGCGGTGGAGCTGCGCCGATGGCTGCTCCGGCGGCGTCGCCTTACTCACGTTCAGCTCCGTCGGGTGGCAGCTACAGCTCGTCACTCTTCAGTCTGAACCCGGTCACCTATCGCGGCAGCGGCGGCGGCGGCGTCGGGCCGACGAACGCAAACGTTCCCGGTGCAAACGGGCCTTACATCTACTGACGGGGGCTTGAGCAATGGTTGTCCAGCGCGCCTACGGGGCCGAGATCTACAACATGATGAGCGGTGTCGGCGATCGCTTCGTCGAGAACCGCCAGAACGCGCTCCGCAACGAGATCGCGAACCGCAGCTATGCCCGCCAGCTGGAGCAGGATGATCTGGTGCAGCAGCGCTGGCTGCAGGAGCAGGAGTTCGAGAAGCAGAAGTGGGACACCCAGAGCGAGCTGGAGCGGCAGAAATTTGAGCTTGAAAAACAGAAGGCGGCGGGAACGGCCACCTCGGCCGGCGAATGGGGGCTGACCCCCGGGTTCTACGACACCGGGGGCAAGGGCGACCCGAAAGACTTCGTCCCGACCTACACCTCGAAGAACGGCCGGATGACCGTCGGTGGCGACACCACGCCCTACGACCTCTCTGGCAACTCGCTCGACGGCTCGGGCAAGAAGCTCGACATGACGCGTTACCTGACCATCGGCGAAAAGGAGCAGGCCAAGGCGGCCGGCACCGCCACCGGCAAAGGGGTCGGCGAGCAGAAGCTCAAGCTGCCGCTCGTCAAGAGCCGCATCAGCCGCCAGCTCGGGCTGCTCAAGCAGGTCTACGATGACCCCTTCCTGCCGAAGTATGTCGGGCCGGTCAGCTCGATCTTGCCTAACGTCTCGGAGGAGGCGACCAACCTCGAAGCGCTGATCGAGGAGATCACTTCCGGGTCGTTCATCGAGGGCTTCGAGTCGATCAAGGGTGCCGGCGCGATCACCGAGCGCGAGGGCGAGGCGGCGACGCTCGCCTTGTCGCGGCTCAAGAAGACCCGGCAGGGTTCGGCGCAGTACAGGGCTGCGATCGCCGAATACGCCAACCACCTGATCCGTATGGAGCAGGCTTACGAGGCGATCGCCAATGGCACGCTCGACCCGGCAAGCGAGGATTTCGAGTTCGATCCGACCTACACGGTCGACAAGACCCCACCGTGGATGAAGGGGAAGGGAGCCGCAGCGGAGCCCGCTGGAGCCCCTCCGGCCCCGGAAGCCACTGTCCCAGCGCCCGGGGCGGCCGACGCCATCCCTGAGCCCGCCGCGCCCGCCGCAGCGGCTCCTGCGTCGGCTGCGACCGCCGCACCGGCCCAGAAGGGCAAGCACCCGATAGGCACCAGCGGCGACGGCAGGACCAAGATCAGCGACGATCCGGCGCTGGGAGCTGACAACTGGGTGCCGGATAACGACCCGAGGGCGGTGTCAGCCCGGGCGGGAGCAGGCAGGGGGTCGGTCACTAACACGGCGACCCCGCCTTCAGCCGGTGGCAGTCGTTCGGTCACCGTCAACTCGGCCGGCACGCCTGCCGTGACGCCGCCGCCGAGGGATCCGGTGGTGACGCCGATCCCCAATTCGCCGCCGCCACGCCAGCCGGCACCGGGCGGCACCCCGGGGGCCGGGACGCTGGGCGGCATTATGCCAGGACCAGGTGGAGCACCTCTTCCCGGTGGGCTGGTTCCTCCACAGGGCGGCGGGGGCGAGATGCCCGAGGCCGGGGGCGGTCCTCCTCCTCCCGGTGGCATGGCTGGGCCTGACCCGGCCGAGGCTCCGCCCGAGCCGACCCCGTTCGACCAGATCAGGATGGCCGCCTACGACAAGGGCAAGCAGGAGATCATCAAGCGGGCGATCGCGATGCAGAAGACGCGCGGCACCGAGGCGGCGCAGCAATGGGCCGAGGCGCGCCTGCGCGAGCTGCGCGAGCGCTTCGGAGGGATACCGCAGTAATGGCGATCTGGGACGACGACTATGCCCCTGCAGCGGCCCCGGCGGCCGTGCCGACGGCCGTCCCGAAACGGCCGATCTGGGAAGATGATTACGAGACCCCGACGGCAGCTGCTCCTGCGCCCGCCCCAGCTGGTGGTGGCGGCGTGTGGAACTGGCTGACCAGCGACCAGACGCTGCACGACATCGACAAGGTCATCGACCCGAGCGGCCAGATCCTCGACGTCGCCAAGTCGGCCGGGTCCGGTCTCGCCGAGGGCGTGGTTGGCCTTCCCGGTCTTCCCGGCGACATCGAGCAGCTCGGTCGCGCGGGAGCCAACTGGGCTTCGCAGAAGCTCGGCGGCGGCGAGGTCAGTGAAGACCCCTCCTTTGGGACGAGCGAGGAGTGGGTCGACGCGCTGGCTGGAGACACCTTCAGCTACGCGCCGAAAACGCGGCTCGGCGAGGCCGCCAAGAATGTCGCAGGGATCGTCCCGGGTGCGGTGCTGACCGGCCCCGGCGGGCTGGTGCGCGGCGGCGTCAACATGGCGAAGAACGCGCTGGTCTATGGCGTTGCCCCGGGCCTCGGTGGCGAGGTCGGATCCGAGGTCAACAAGGCTTACGGTGGACTTGTTCCCGATTGGGCGGCGCGTCTCGGCGGCGCGATCCTCGGCGGTGCTGGCGGTGCAGCTGCTTCGCATGCCGGCACGCGGGTCAAGAACGCATTCCGGGGCCGTGCCGGGTCGCAGAGCGAGCAGCTCGAAGCGTCCAGCGGAGATTTCTTCAGGAAGGTCCGCGAGAGCGGCGAGAAGCTCGACCCGAACGACACCGTCAGTGTCGTCGACAAGTCGAGCCGGGTCTTCCAGACGGCGGCGAAGGAGGGTGGCTTCACGGCTAGCAATGCACCGGAGACCTTCAGGATCATCGGTGATCGCTTCAACCCGGAGAGCACCCTTTCCAAGCACACCAATCTCGACGACCTCAACGAGACCCGCCAGCAGCTCAGCAACGCCGCGCGCGACGGCTTCGGCTCCACCGATGGCGTCGCTGCGAAGAAAATGCTCAAGGCGCTCGACGACGAGCTGGACGGCATCAAGTCGGTCAAGGGCGCGGTCAACGATTCGAACAAGGCACGCCAGCTGTGGACCGCCGCGCGGCGCACCGAGACGGTCGAGGACATGGTCCGCAAGGCGAGCGTCGGCGGTCCCGAGAACCTCGCCTCGGGACTGAGCACGCAGGCGCGGACCTTGGCGCGCAACAAGAACACCATGCGGCAGTTCTCGCCGACCCAGAGGCGGATGATCAACGACCTCGCCAAGGGCCCCGGCTATGTCACGCGCGTCCTCGGCGACCTGTCTGCCGGCACTGCCGGCAGCATCGTCGGCGGCATAGTCGGCAGCACGCTCGGCCCAGCCGGGAGCGTCGCCGGAACCATTGCCGGCAGCACGATCGGCATGACTGCCGGGGCCGGCGCGGCCGAAGCGGTCCGCGCTGGCGTCAAGCGGGTCACCGGGGCGACCAAGGAGGCGGCAGCTCAACGTCTCCAAGACAGCATTGCATCGGCGGCGCTCGGTCGTCGTGAGGTCGCCCCGCGCGGTGGTATGGTCGAGCGCAACGCGCGCAGGGGCCTTGCCGCAGAACAAGCTGCGGCACCGATCATGGAGCGCTGGGGCAACACCTACGCCCAGAACCCCGACACCGGGCAGTGGGAACTTATTCAGGAAGGGGCACGCTGATGGCTGGAATCTGGTCTGCGATCCCGGTGCAGCCGCTCGACGGCAGCGGTCGACCTTTCCCGGGCTGCAGGGCGTTCTTTTACGAAGCGGCCACCTTGAACCCGATCACGATCTACGCCGACGTCGGGCTTGTCGTGGAGCTGCCGAACCCGGTGCAGGCGAACGGCGATGGCGTCTTCCCGATCGTCTATCTCGACGAGGCCGATGAGTTCTACCGCATGCGGGTGACCTCATCGCTCGGCGCGATGATCTGGGATCTGCCGGCGACGCCGATCGTCGGCCCAACCGGAGGCGGTGGCGGCTCCCCGGCTGTGGTCGACCCGAACGGTGTCGCCACTACAGGCGATGTGCGGGCGCGCCTCGGGACTGGCGTGAAGACCGGCTGGGTGCGTCTCAACGGCATGACCATCGGCAGTGTCGTCTCGGGCGCGACCGAGCGTGCGGCGGCCGATTGCGAGGCGCTGTTCAACCTGATCTGGAACAGCATTCCCGACACGATCTGTGCCGTCGTCGGCGGCCGGGGAGGCACCGCAGCGGCCGACTGGACTGCCGGCAAGCAACTGACCTTACCCGATGCCCGAGGGCGCACGCTGGCCTTCCTCGACGACATGGGCAATGTCGCCGCCGGTCGCATCACCAGCCCGCAGGCAACGCCGAGCGGCACCCAGCTTGCGTCCTCGGGCGGCGCGCAGCTGAAGACGATCGACAAGACCAACTTACCGGCGGTGCAGCTGCTGGTCACTGGCGGCACCACCGCCGTCGCTGATCACCAGCATGCCTACATCCGCACCCAGTTTGCGGGCGACGCCAATGGCGGCAGCGGCTCGGCTGACATCTACAGCGATCCGACTGGCGGCCACCTGACCGGCGCGGCCGGCGCGCATTCGCATGCCCTGTCGGCGACCACCAAGACCGAAGCGATGGGCACCGCGACGGCATTCGACAATATGTCGCCGTTCCTGCTCCTGACCGCCTACGTCAAGCTTTGAGGGTGCGATGGCCTACAATTCATCCACATGGCCGCCACAGTCGAAGCGAGCTGATTTCTCGGCGGTGATCGAGCTGCTCGACCAGAACAATCTGCCGATCGACCTGACCGGGGCCGGCCTGCTGGTTCAGGTCAATCCGCAGATCCCCGGCTACGGCAACACCGCGCATCCGACCGGCGGCCAGCCGTCGGCCTATCTCGCAGGTTCGCTTGACGATGGCGTGCTGATGGTTGTCGGCCCGGGCGCGTTCAGCATTTACTTCGCGGCCTCACGGCTGAGCGGGCTGGTCCCCGGCAGCTACGACATCGGGCTCACTGCCACGCGCGACGGCATGACCGAGCAGCTCTCGATCGGCACGGTCGCCTTCTACGAGGGCGTCGTCGGAGGGGTCAGCTGATGCCGGTCTTCTCGACCCATGTGAAGAAGGTCGTCGTCCAGCCGCGCTTCCCGGCGCGGGTGACCACCGACGCCGGCCTGCAGGTCAATGTCAGCGAGGGCGTCTTCACTTTCGCGCTCGACTACGAAGACATCGCGCCGGGCACTGGTCCCGAGGTTGCCGGGACTTGGGTCGCGGTCTGGGATGAAGACCTCGACACCTATCGCCGGGTGACGGTCGCGGAGCTGGGAGCGGGCGCTGGTGCCGGCTTCCTGATCTCTGCGAACAATCTCTCCGACCTGACGGATCCGGCGGCGGCGCGGAACAACATCGGTCTCGGCAACGTCAACAACACTTCGGATCTCAACAAGCCGATCTCGACTGCCACGCAGGCGGCGCTCGACGTCCACACCGGGCAGATCTCGACCCACACTTCGCAGATCGCGGCGAACACGTCGTCGATCGCGCTGAAGCAGAACATCGCGACCTTGATCGCCGATGTGAAGGCTGGCCTGCCTTACGTCGAGGGCACCTTCTTGCCGGATCTGAAATTCGGCGGCGCGGCGGTTGGTCTGACCTATGCCTCGCGCTCCGGCAACTACACGCGCATCGGCAATCGTGTCTTCTTCGATCTCGCCTTGACGCTGACCAGCAAGGGCTCTTCGGTCGGCTCCGCATTCATCGGCGGGCTTCCGATCGCGATAGCCAGCACATCGATCGCGGTCGCCGTGCGCGTGACCAACTTCACGGCAGGCGTTGCCGACGGGTTTATTCAGGCCGTCATCGATCAGGGGCAGGCCGCCGTGTGGATGCGACGCATCTCTTCCGGCGGGTCGGCCGACAGCGGCTGGACGAACACCGATTTCTCCAACACCACGGCAATCCAAGTCGCTGGTCACTACCAGTGCTAAGGGGCTGAGATGACCGACTACGGTGTGCAAGTCGTCAAGGTGAAGGTCGTCCCGCATTTCCCGGCGCGGGTGACCACCGATGCCGGCCTCGGCGTCGACAGCGAGAGCGGCGTCTTCACGTTTCACTTCGAGTTCGCCACGCTGACCCCGGTCGGCGATACCGGTGACGGCTCGACGACATGGATCCCGGTCTGGGATGAGACCACTGGCGAATACCGGCGGGTGAGTGTCGCCACCGCAGGCGAAGCTTTCGCGGGCGCGTCACCGGATTCCAACTTCATCATCGGCGCGGCTGACCCGTCCCTGCCCAATGCCGATGTCCTGACCTCGACGCCGACGGTCACTGTCGACTATTCGACGCCGGGCCAAGTCAAGCTCAACGCCGTTGCCGTCTCCGATCCGCTGAAGGCCGATCTCGCCTCGCCGACATTCACAGGCGATCCGAAGGCTCCGACGCCGAGCCCCGGTGATAACGACACCTCGATCGCGACCACGGCGTTCGTTAAGACGACGGTCGACACGGCGATCGCAGCGATCCCGCCCGGCGCGACCGGCGATGTCGTCGGGCCGGCGAGCGCTGTGGCTGACGCCCCGGTGCTGTTCAACGGCACCACCGGCAAGCTGATCAAGCAAACGACCTACCCGGCGTTCAAGACTTCTCTCGCCCTGACGAAAAGCGACGTGGGTCTCGGCAATGTCGACAATACTTCGGACGCCGGCAAGCCGGTCAGCACCGCCACCCAGACCGCGCTGAACCTGAAGGCGGATCTTGCGAGCCCGACATTCACTGGCGACCCGAAGGCCCCGACGCCGGCACCGGGCGATAACGACACCTCGATCGCCACGACCGCCTATGTCACTGCGGCTGATGCTCTCAAGGCCAACATCGCGTCACCGACCTTCACCGGAGATCCGAAGGCCCCGACGCCGACTGTGGGCGACAATGATACCTCGATCGCGACGACCGCCTTCGTCGCGACCGCGATCGCGGCAATCCCGGGTGGCGGCGGCGGCATCAGCAATGTCGTCGAAGACCTGACACCGCAGCTGGGCGGCGACCTCGACACCAATGCGTTCGACATCTGGTTCGACGACGCCAAGGGCATTCGCGATTCCGCCGGCAACGAGCAGCTGATCTTCCAAGAGACCTCGCTCGCGGTGAATTTTTGGGAGATGGAAAACGCGCCGGCCGGTTCGCCGGTTCGCCTGCGCTCGACCGGCGATGATGCCGTTGTCCCGATGGTGCTCGAAACCAAGGGCGCGACCTCGATCATCATGTCGCCGGGGAACGTGCGACAGTTCTCCGTCACCTACATTCCGAGTGCGGTCAATTGGATTGCCGTGAGTGGCGCACAGGTAGGCGGCACTCCAAACATTTCGGCAGCGGGGTCAGATACGGACGTCGGGATCATCCTGCAGTCCAAGGGCACCGATCCGGTCATTCTCGCCACCAACAGCGGCGCACAGGTGCAGGCGCGTGCCCTGCATGTCGCGAGCGCGGTCAACTACCTCACCCTACGCGGGTCTGCGGCTGGCTCTGGCGTGTCTCTTGGCGCAGATGGAACCGACGCCAACATCGCAACGCTCATAACCTCGAAAGCTAATCCGGTCATCATCGCGCCGGGCTTCGTCGAGGCTCTGCGTGTCAACTACCTAGCGAGTGGCGTCAACTACATCAACGCGACGGGCGCGATAGCTGGTGGCACCGCGTCCATCGGCGTCGCTGGTACTGACACCGATATCGGCCTCATGCTGTACAGCAAGGGCGGCGATGGGGTCGCTCTTGCGACCAACGGCGGCAACCAGACGCAGGCGGTTGCTTGGCATGTCGCCAACGCGGTCAACCACGTTGCCCTGCGCGGCTCAGTGACGGGCGCTCCCACGTCGGTCGCTTCGGCGGGCAGCGATCCAGACATCTCGATGCAGATCGCCACGAAGGGCGTCGGCGTAGTTTCGCTCGCGCCGGGCTTCGTCGAAGGCTTTCGTGTCAGCTATCTGGCCGGTGCCAACAACTATGTGAACGTGACCGGCGGCATCACGGCCGGCGCGGCTCCGACAATCGCGTCAGCCGGTGCAGACGCCAACATCTCTTTGATCCTCGCGAGCAAGGGCGCTAACCCGGTAAGGCTCGCCCCCGGTGCCATTGAAGGCTTGCGTGTTAGCTACGTCGCGAGCGCGGTCAACTATGTCGAGGCCAAGGGTGCGATAGCTACTTCTCGCCCTGAATTGAGAGCAACGGGAACAGACACCGATGTTGATCTGATCGTCGGCGGCAAGGGCACTGGCGGCGTCATCAGCTACCACAAGAACGTCGGTGGTCTTAATCTTCGGGACAGCGACAATTCACATCTGCTGGCGATCAATGCGACGAGCAATCTCACCGCCAATCGCACGCTCTCGATCGTCACGGGTGACGCCGACAGGACGCTCGACCTGACCGCCAGCTCCCAGCCGCTCGACGCGACACTGACCGCTCTGGCCGGGTTGGATGCGACCGCAGGTGTGCTCGTTGAGACGGCGGCCGACACCTTCACCAAGCGCACGATCACCGCGACCGCGCCGCTCACCGTGACCAACGGCGACGGCGTGGCCGGCAATCCGCTGCTCGCGATAGCCGCG